CGCGCTGAGCAGAGACGAGAGTATTGATGCCGTCCCAGATTGCCTTATTTGCCGCACGCACTGTGCTGATGTAATCCTGATGCCGATTTGCCATTTGTTGCTCCTATGTCAGCAAGCCGAGGGCTTGCAGTTTGGTTTCTAGTTGATCGACTCTGGTCTTGAGGTTGTTGATGGTGGCAATGGCCAGGTCACGATTGCCCGAGGTGTCCCATGCACCCGCTGCGGTTCCTGTGCCTCCTGCGGGTGCTGCGGCTACTGTCGCGGTCAGTGCGGTCGGCTTGACGACGGCTGTTGCGCCGTAAAATCCAAGGCGCGCGACACTGCCATCCCCTTCGATCCGTAGCCCCTCTCGCGCCGCCGTGTCCCATGCCGATAGCGTCAGCCGAGATTTGCGCGTGGCGTGCGTCGCATCTGTCCATGTAGCAGTGATGTCCGCCTGAGTCGTGCTGTCCGTCGTGCTCGACTCTGCGCCGAAGATCAGCCGTGGCCCAAGGCCAGCAGCGCCTACACCAGCGCCAGTCACGTTTTTGATAAGCGACTCGACGGTAACCGGCGCATTTGTGGTAGCGTCTGTCCGCGTAATTGTCAGTTGGTCTATCCCACTGACAATTACAGCGCCATTACTAGATACGGTAGTTGATTGGTAGTTGGATGAATCGTAGCCAATACGTAATTGTTCAGTAGTCGATACCGCATGTATACATCCACTCGGAGTGCTGGTGCCAACACCAAGCCGACCCTCAACAACCACCCCGTTTGTCGGAAGCTCGCTTTGCAACAATGATTTGTATGTCGAGCCAACTCCAACTTGTGGCTCCATATTTGCTGATGATATTTCTGTTAGCGCAACCCCGGATAAGCGTACATTATTGTCTGCTGATCCATGATAATTAACTAGCGCCAGCACTGTAACGTAAGCCGTACCGTCTCTGAATTTGTTGTTGGAGGCAACCCCGCCGACTTGCAATCCCTCAATATATCCCTCGTATCTTGTCCACGAATTGGGAACTAGCGCGTTTGACAGGGCAATGTATTTGTACGTATTTCCAGCCGCTGTGCAGCGCACGCTCGTACCGGAAGCAAGTGCCGGCCCTGCCCACGGCACGCGAAGAGTTATCACATTTCCGACAATAGCCCCAGCGTTCCACGTACCGAGCGAAGTGTTGCCCGGATAGATACTCGAAACAAGTCGTGTATAAGTATAATCTGGATACGTATATCCGAAAGAATTAGTGTATCCGTACCAACAGAATTGCCTACCTGCCGCGCTGCCAGCATTCTGCCAGCCAGTTGCATCTGTCAAAGTAACTGTCGTATCGCCAGGATTCAATGCGGCCCCAAGGGTGGTATCTACGGCTGCCGACGGAACTCTATCTGCGTGCTGGCTGCCGATTGTAAGTCCGTCAATGTCATAAAGTGCCAGCCCAAAATATTGCCTGTTTGCAGCGCTGTAATTCCCGCCTCCGATGTCTCCAGATTTAGCGTATAGAGACAAACGATAGCGTTGCGACACTAACACTGGAATCAGTTCATCGCTCAATCTGGTCGACAATGCGAGATTGACCATGAAGCTACCAGCACCGGCATAAGTATCGTTACAATCAAACGTGAATCCAGAGAAATTTGTATTGTCGTTTAGTAGCCCCGTGCCATTAGTTACTAACGACAGACCCCTTGAGCGCAGGTACTGCTCTGTTGCGATTTGACGCCTGACAGGGGTTGCGTTTGTAATGGAAAACGTGCCGGCGTTATACTCAATAGCGCCTGCTTCCGGGACAGTCAAATAAGGTCCAGAGGTAAACTTAATCGGTGCAGTCGAAGCTCCGGTGCCACCGGACTTGAGATGCAACGCCGCAGACGGTGAGGTTTGCCCGATACCCAGTCGGTTGTTTACCTCGTCGTATGCAGACGTGCCGAAAAGGATTTTTCCCTTCGTTGCTGACGCTGTGCTTTGCAGCGTCAGCGTCTCGCTCGCCGCGGTGCCTCCGTACAGCGTTTGCCCACCAGAGACGCCACCGAGACGCGCCAGGCCGGGGTTTGATGTGGCGCCGATGACGCCTTCAATCGCCTCGATCGCGTCGTTGACGTTGGCGTGCTGCGCGGCGTGGCCTGGCAAAGCATCGCCAGGTGCAGGATTGGCTAGCGAGTCGAGCGCGGACGGGAAGTTTGTGGCCATTAGATCCTGCTGCCAAGGAGTTGAGCGATGCGGGCTTGTGCCGCTGCGATGCGGCCTTCAAGGCTTTCGGCCTCGGCGCGCTTGGCCTCGATTGCCGCAGTGGCTTCGGCCAATTCGGCCTTTCCGACCGCCAGAGCGTCGTCGTATGCGCTGCGCAGCGCGGCGAGCTTTTCCTTCGCTTCGTCGCTCTCGGCATTTGCCTTGATGCGCTCTGCGTCGATCTTCGCCCGCGTGCTGGACATCATCCCGTCAGCTACTGTTTTGGCGTCGCTCTTGATCGCGCTCGCCTCGCGCGTCGCTGCGGCAATTTCCCCGGCCGCACTGGCCTTGTCCGCTTCAAGCGCGGCATACGCCTCGGTGATTCGGTCGCGCTCCTCGCTGGCGGCTGTCGCTGCGTCAGCGGCACGCTGTTCTGCGGCCGACGTGGCCGACTCCCGACGCGCCAGGTCTTCAAGTGCGTCAGCGGCTTCGGTCAGGCCCTGCAGGAAAGCTACGACTCGCCGCAGGTCGCCGGCCACTGCTGAAAGATTTGCCGCCATGATCAAGTCCTCATTTCCTTGTATAATCAACGTTCCGTGGCTAGGGTAGCTCCCGAACTGCCGGTGGGCAACAAAAACAGAGCAAGCTCAAAACAAGTCCAACTCAATTACATTGCAATCCAAACTACTTGTTATGTATTTGAGAAAAGCAGGGAAAACATATGCTGCCATATCCAAAGAAACCGGGATATGCGCGGCGTCTGTTCGGAACATTATCGAAGCCCTTACTGTCGGAGAGGATTCGGCCTCCGCATCAGCAGCGTGACGACGATCGCCGACGCTGCGCCGCCAGTGACCGCCGGCCGGATGTAGCGCGGGCGCTCGATCACCTGCTTGAGTCCGGTCGCGGTGAATGTCAGCGCCGTGCCCTGCGCGTTGTTGAGAGTCGCCCATGTCGTGTTGTCGTTGCTGCCCTCGATCGTCACCGTGCCGCCGCCGAATGTGCCGGTGACCTGCACGCAGGCGTCCGCGAAGGGGACGTACTGCACGCCGATACCGCTGTCTCCGGTTGCGCCTGCGCTCCAGGTAGCGAGCAGCACGCTCATGTCCTCGGCGATGCTGTTGTCGATCGCAAATGTGAATGCCATGCGTTGTCCTTAGCCCAGAGGGCCGTATGTGGGGTCTGATGGGCGATAGCCGGGGAGTGTCGGCAAGGTCTGGCGCCGCTGCTGCTTGGCCATGTGCGACTCGGCATAGACGGCCAGTAATCCAAAACCGTCCGCGCCGTGGCTCGCCCAATCGTGGTCAGGGCCTAGCCCGATGTTCCTGTGCTCGTCCTGCTTCTCGTGATACCAGCCGAGTGCGGCCCGCCCTGACTCGGTAGGCTCATCGGCGAACCAGCACGACGGGAAGATGCGCCGCGCCGCCTCGATGCGCGCCGACGCAGCGCCCCGGCCCTGATTCGGGATGACCTTGACATCGTAGCCGGCGGCCTTGAATGACGACTCGTAGCTGACCGCGAATACCTTGTCATGCGTCTCGCCGTCGTGCGGCAGGACGATGCTCGCTACATCCGACGTGTAGCCCATGCTGCGCATCCATGCGAGGTGGGCGGCGAGCGGCTGGCCCACGGCCTCGTAGTAGTCCAGCACCCGGATTTCGCGGCCGATGAACTGCGCCGCCCAAAACGTGAAAGCGTCTGACCGTGCGCCGGTCCCGCCGATGTCGGCAAACAGAATGACCGGCAGCAACGGGTCGGCGGCCACTCGGCCAATGCGGCCCTGCTGCTTTGCGTCGGCCAGTTGCTTGGCGTAGTAGGCGCCGACCAGCACGGTAGCGTAGCCGCCGCCCCAGACGTGATCGTACTGATCGGGCTGCAAGCGCAAGCAGTCCTGGCGCTCTTGCTCCAAGACTGACGGAAAAAATGGGTTGTCTGACCAGTTCGCCCGGATTACGACGGCGCCGGTCGGAATGTCCGCGCCGCGCAGCATGGCATCGACGGCATCTGTCCTGCGCCGGGGGTTCCAGCTAAACCACAGCTCGGAATTCTCGGCGCGGATTGTCGGGCGCAGCAGAGAGAGTGATCGATCAGACAGGGTTTGCGCTTCCTCGGTCCATGCGATGCGGAAGCCTTCCAACGATTTTATGCTTTCGGCATTGTGGTCCTGCATGCCCTGAAACGTGATGATGCCGTCGCCAGGCGTTTGGATCACCTCATTGAAGACCTTGAAGCCGTCTGCCTGCCCGAGTCGCAGAGCTTCCAGCTTGTCCTCGATCAGCCGCTTGCTGGACTCTTTGAGCGTGCGCTGAACTTCGCGGATGCACACAGCACGAGTACCGCGATCGATCATGCACTGCTCAATCATCGACTCGGCCATGAAGTGCGATTTGCCAGAGTTGTGATTCACCAGGCCGTTAGATAGGTAATTTTCATGCCGTGGGACATGAACGTCCCAATATCTTAGGCGGTCGTGCTTGCAAACACTCACAACACGGTTTAAAATTAGGTGGTCGCCATTACAACGAGATTCAAATGACCTACCGTGAAAACCGCGCTCAGGCGTGCCAATCTCTTTTTGCAGATTTCCACCCGGACTACTCAAAAAGCCGCAACCCCGATCAACTGCGCTCGATTCGAGACATGGCTGCGTCTGGTATGTATTCCTATGAAATCGCGGAGTCGATTGGAACAACTCCAAAAGCCGTGCAGAAAGTCTTTCGCCGCTATGGATTCCCGGCGATGCAAAACTTTTTCCCACCGCTTCAAGAGAATCGCCAAGGATGGAAGGGCGGCATAAAAAACGTAAAGGGATACCTGTATTCAAGGACGCCAGGCCACCCGCACGCGTCAAAGCATGGGCAATACGTCGCAGTTCATCGCCTAGTCCTTGAGCAAACACTTGGGCGCTATCTGCTACCAACTGAAGTTGTCGACCACATCGATGGGAATACTGAGAACAACGCGCCTGAAAACCTGCGAGTCTTTGCAAGCAACGCGGAGCATTTGAAGGCGACATTGGCCGGCAAGGTGCCGAAATGGTCGGATGAAGGGCTGAAATCGCTTGCTCGTGCTCGCTCACAACCGCGTCGGACGTGGAAAGGTGTTTGCATTGCACCCACCCCCGCTGAGTCAGGAACCGATGCTGATCGGTGACTGAGATACTGCGGCCATCTGCCAGCGTAACCAAGTAAAGCCGTTCCACTTGATACTGGGTCGGCTTTGTCGCGGTCGCAACCACGACGCGCTGGCCGTCGAAAGCGAAAACATCGCCACCGGAAAATTCAGCAATACGCACCTGCCCGGCTGGTGTGTCGATCAGCGTATCTGGATGTACGCACCCGCGCCCGCCCCATGCGCCTTTGTACCGCGCAGGTTCAAGCAACGGCGCGAATACTCTCGGCGTGTCGATCACAAGCTCGCGCGCCATCAGCCGATAATCCTGCGCACGATGGCCTTGACTGCTTCCTCGCCGCTCTGGTCGCCCTTGTCCATGCCGTAGGCTTCGCGCTCTGCTGCGATCAACCGGCATTGCGTCTCGCTCAAGCTCTTGAGGATCGCCGCACGCTTGGCCAGCTCATCGCCGCACTCGTCAAGCTCTGCCTGGTACTGCTGAGTTCGCATGCGCAACAGGCGGATGTCGGCGCGGTGCGAAAGTTGCACGTTGGCGCTGGTCGTCGCAGCGCTTGCGATGATCGCCGCTTCAGCCGGCAAGGTTTCAGTTCCATCAACTTGAACCTTGCCTTGAACCATCGCCGTTTGAACCATCGCGGCGGCTTTCGCCTCGATCTTGGCCGACAGGTCGCGCGGGATTCCAAGGCCCTTGAAGTGCTTGTTGATGGCCTGCAAGGTGACGCTTTGTCCGGTCGCCTCTTGATACTCATCCGCCAGTTGCTGCACACTCAACAGGCCCGCGCGCCATCCCGGTTCGATCCGGCCATAGTCGATGATGCGCGGTGCAGCCATGCTACTGCTCGATCCCCAACCGACGCGACGGATTGCCGCCGATCATGTCGCAAAACACGATCCGCACCGCCAGCAGTTGGCCATCCTCGCCGCGCATCTCATCGAGCACCATC